AGTAGGTTGTGGAAAATAGGGGATAGGTCGAGCATTTTTAAGGGGCTTCATTTCTGGACCGACTATTTTTACATAGGGTAACTTATTGGGAGTATCAACAAAATCTTTATGCACCATGCTTCCTGTCCATACCAGATTTGGACCAGAATATTGCATTTCTTTAACCAGATCTTTATACTCAACAATGAACCCAGACCTATCGCACAATGCCCAATTGTCTCCAGATTTCCAATTATTGAAGTTTCTTTTAGTATATGAACGCATTCCAAACATTTAATACTTCCTTATGCTATCTATGCCACTGTAATTGTGATGGCATATTAATATTTTGTTGAATAGGTACTTTATTCTTGTCCTCTTTCGAAGCAAACAAGAACGATTGTTGATATAGTTTTTCTAATAAAGTAATTCTATTCAGATCTATTTCTGGGTTTTTAATAGCTAGACGAAAAGCTAGTTCAGATACTATTGCTTCGTAAAATCTCTGGGGTGCATCAATATTTAATATTAAGTCATCTGTATCTTGGAATTTACTATAACCACTATAAAGTAAGACTTGCTCTTGCTGAGGTATTGGCCACAAAAGAACTGATTGAACAATTCCCCTTCTAAAAACATATTGATTAGGTGTAGTAGAAGTATTTTTCCCAGCTTGTTCTTGGTATCCAGATTCTGATTCTTCCGAAAGTATTAAGCTATTATTCGATGGAACGCTAAAATAAAGTTCTGCTATATCTAGTGTTGCGTCGCCTGTTTCTCTAATACGCCATTGCCGAGCCATAACCGGCAATTTCAACATTACCCATTTTGTATATTGCTGAGGATAAGATTGAGCTGGAATTGTTTGAACTTCTGACCAGCTTATGCCGTCTAGAGAACTTTCAACCACTAAATCATAGGTGCGTGTAACAGCAGACATAATACCAACCATTCGGATGGTTTTCCAAGCTGTTCTATCCGACCCATAATCATATGAAATATTGCCATTTTGAGATGTTTGCGTACATGAATTGGTAATATCAGTATTGAATGCATTACTAGCCACGCCCCCAGCACTACTTGATCCTACACCACTCAATAAACGTGTAGGTGTATTCAAGCTTACTGTTTGAAAAGATAGAAGAGAGGGTGGAAGTTCGTATATAGGCTGTCCAGCAGTTAACTGTAAGGCGTATTCATTAAGATTAAACACATTATAATTTTTAACTGACCATTCAGACAGCATGAAATTTAATGAGCGTAAGGCGGTATCTTTTTTTTCACCTGAAACTAGGTTTGCTGTTAGACCGACTCTTTCCCAGGCTTCTTCAATAATCGTACTTATATTTATATTGCCAAAATTATAAGTGCCTGATGTAGTCATCACATATCTTTCCGTGCCATCCTAGGAGGAAGACCAGACGTACGTTTCTTAACACAACCACCTGACTTTAGCTTTTGCGCTGGAGCTATCTGGTTCTTATTTTCAACAAAACTTCTATAACTTGGGGATACACCTTGCGATGATGCTTTTTGAAACCTTTTTTTCCAAAAATCTTTATATCTTCTGCCACCATCCTGAATCATTTTAAAATCCTCCGCTTAAGTAAGTTAATTGTAAGCTTCCTGTATTAGCTGGATCATTAGTGGCTGTTAACTGAATCGCCGTTGAAGGATAATTATAGAAGCTTTCTTGTTGAGAAATATTTGCATCCGTCCAATCAGCATTTAATGGATCAAATGTTAAATTATCATAATTATTCATTAAGAGTGATTGAGGGCCTTTAAGAATTGTATAATAAGGCTGCAATGTGGAACTGACTGTATATTCAATTGTTCCTGTAACTACCGCACCTACAGTATAGGGGGCACTTCCAATTTGAATGAGTTGTTGGGAAAGTAAATCACTGACTCCCCCAGGTCCTATTCCTACTGAAACATCAGGAAATGAATTATCAGATGTTACAGAAATAATATCTTTAAAATAGTTAGTAGTAGAAACTGTTCCTAAATCTGGACCAGTTATAGTTTCACTAATTTTAGTTCCATTTACTGATCTGCCCGTAATAGTAAAATTAGCACCACTGCTAACAACTGCACACGTTAAAGTAATAGGACGATACTGGAAATCAAATATTTCTGTCTGTTTGTTTCTTATGGTAAGATTTCCAGCACCACCAGATTGGGTTTCAGCAATCAATGTAGTGTCCGGCGCAAGCCAATTTATTATAAATGGACGCATTTTCTAATTACCTTTTTATCCTTGCCAGCCAACCCAACCAGTATCGTAGTTAGGGTGTCCAAATACTGCAGCATCATTAATTTCATTATTTATATACGACCAAGGGGTTGTACCGGTATTAAGAATAGGAGGTTGGAATACTGTATTAATGTTACCGCCAAAAAATCTACATGATAAGGATAAATGAAGAACTTTTGCACCATCAGAGGGGGTTGGAAGATAATAAATTCCACGTCTATCGGAACTCGTAATAGTTGCAGGTTCGCTAGATGCTTCAAGAAAATTAATTTTAAGTCTGGCGTTTATAGTTTGGGGCAAAGCCGCATCAGCTACCGTGATATAAATATCATAACTATCATTCCACATAGGAAGACCTAACCCAGCATAGCTATCCACGAAGAAAGGAAGCCCAACTCCATCATTTGTTCCAATTTCAATTGTACCACCTGATAAACCATTTGAATGAATAGCGGTTATGTATTTAAGAGAAACTAGAGTTGATATGTTATTATTTCCCAATGGAAGAACAACACTATGAACTATTTTTTCTCCAGATATATCTATACCATGAACTGTAAAAGTCACATCCGAACTAGTTGTTGACGTTGCTCTAAATGTAATAATTCTCGCCGTATCCAACTCAATCGCAACCGAATTGAAAATTTCAGATCTAATTGTTTGAACATTGTCACCGTCTGTTCGTAAATCAAGAAAACCATTATCTACAACTTCAGAATTTGCAAAAATATTATCTGCTACTGCTGCAAGAGGAGTAATAAGATAAGGTACTCTACACTCTAGAGCCAATCCAATACGCCCATTTGTGAGGACTGGATGGGATAATTCACCCATCCGTACGCCGTCAGAAAAAGCACTACCAAAATTCCCTACATAGGTTCCGTTTTCTTTTTTAATAGGCATGTCAATATACTCCTAGTTACCTTGTGAACCTACTACACCACGGGCATCAGCTGCACCGAATGTAAAACGTTTAGATGCCATCAAAGTAACAGATCCGTTTAGATCAGATGGGTTATAACGATAAACTGTATTTTTACGTAGGAAATACCTTAATGCACCATCAAGATCCGTCTTATAGAAGAATCCATTTGGAAAGTTAAAGTAGTTCAACACTTTATAGGCCTTAGAAGTCATGCCATTAGCAGTGTTCACGTCATTGTTGGCTGTAAATGGAGCATATTTTGATTCAGTTACTTTTTCTGCCACATACTGGTTGAAACGACTCACACACAATAATTCAACGTTAGTTGCCATCAATAGTCCACGAGCGTTTACAAAGCTCTGGGCCAAAATAGAAGCATCTGCAACAGATGTTTCATTCAAACCTGAATGGATTGATAGACTATTGGAATAGGTTGAAGAATCAACAGCATGTTCCGTAGAAAACAAAGCGTCGCCATCTGGTCCAGGGAAACTAGGATCCCAACCGTTATTGAAGATTTCTGCACCTTCAAAGTCTTCGACGATACCAATTGAATTGGACATCATACGCGCGGCTTGTGGGAAGTCTCGTTGATAGCGGTTATCATCGATTGCTTCTTCTGTCATGCTGAAAGCTACAGAATATGTACGTGGTTCGAAGGTAATAGTCCGAACGGATCCAGTATCTGTTAATTTAGTACTTTCGCCTTCTTTTTTAAGTTGCGCTTTATCTAAAGTACGCATTTCTTCAATATACTCAAAAGCTTTTTGTGTTTCATACACATCATATACTGATGTCCATTCACGGGGCTTAGTTTCTAAGTTAAGAATGATATCGCATAATGTGTCATCTAAAAGATTTTTAATCTGCGCTCTTGTGGTTGGTGATGCCATGATTTATTTTCCTTATACGCCAACTACACCGGCACGACGCCAGTGGTTATTCATTGTTACTAATGCATAGTTATATGCGGTACCGAAATTATTCCCAGGTTTGTTATCCAGATCTGCAATTTTAAGATTTAATGTAGCGGTGGAAGCTGAGGTAGAAAGGTCTAACGCAGTTGTGGATCGTCCACTTGCATCAGGAGCACCAATAACAAAGTTTGCATTATTCATAAGGTCCGGAAAGGTCAAACCTGCGGCACTATCACATTGAATTGAATAGACAACATTTGGATCACTAATAACACTTGCGACTGCTAAAGCTATGCCATGCGTTTCCGGCATTGCTCGAACGTTTGTTCCACCAACCCAATTAGGCTGCTCTTTTGCCATACCATCTGTGCCTAAATATTTAACACCTTGGAATGATCCAACTGAAGCTGCTCCTGCAACTGCAATTTTTATGCCGCCCCCATTTTGTCCCACTGGGTCGTTAGTACCAATGTCAACGGCATATCCGTCTTCAATGAAGAATTTTGTTAATGCGGAATTATAATCCGCTGAAGCTACGGTACCAACTGGCACTAGCCCACTAGGTGCATATGTAAAAGCCATTTCATCCTCCAATAGCTATATTAATAATATTAAAAAAATATCTATGAAACGTTTTTACGATTTATTCAAAGAATAGGGGTTTTTATTCACTAATCAGTTGTAAAGAAATGCTTTACATCTGCTTAGAATATATAATTTGTTTGATACGGTTTACTAATTATCACGGTGAACGATTTACATAATTAACGCTATTTAAGTATATGAAAGAATATATGGGTTGTAAAGGGTTTTGATTAAGTCACCACGAGAAGTTTTTTAACGTTTACGAAAAGTTAAATTCAAACTTAGACACCACCTAAAGTATCTAAACTATCTAAAGTTAAAAATACCATAGAAAGGGGGATGACAATTTGTCACCCCCCTTTAGACAACTCCTTTTTAGGAGAACATAGCCACCCCTCTTTCTATTTTTGGTCGACCAAAAATAGAGGGGGTTAATAGCAGTAGTTGTATTAAGGAATTAAATAATATAAATTTATAAAATGAATAATATTGATCCATATAAAATAGAAAAAATAGTAGAAGAATTAGAAACGTTAAAGATGAATAAATATATTGAGAGTATGCACCCTTCTTCCAAATGGGATGATATAAGATTATGGCAAGGTTATATAATGTCTCTCGATTCAACTATCACATTAATTAAAACAAAATTTCCGCTAATCTTTAAAAAAGATGAGGAACAACCAGAAGAATTTTTCTAGAAAAGGACACATAAAAATGAGTGATTTAAGTAAATTTCATGACAAGAAAATAGAAAAAGGTGAATTTGATCCAATTGTTGAATTATCCGTACATGGATTTTCCAGAACTGGTAAGAAACCAGAATGGGTTTATAAAAACCATCGCAAATGGACAGAAGAAGAAATAACAGCAAATATCATTAAAGAATTAGGGGAGGATGTCGGACGTCCTCTTGGTTATAAAATCCTTGTAAAAGGATATACAGGGTCTGAGTTTCAAGCACAAGAAAGAATAGAAAGCGAACTTGTCCTTCAACATAAGGGTTTGGTATTGGATATGGGTGATGAAGCTTTCTTAGGCGGTGCACATAGTCGATTCCCAAATGGTGGAAGAGTTGCAATTGGGGACTGGGTATCTTTTAGATGTTATGAACGTCAATTACACACTGTGAAAGATGAAGAAGGTCGAGATGTTGGATTCTTTGGACTTGTAGATGATGATAAGATTGATCTAATTATTAAAGAACCGGAACAAGTTCATTCCTGGAAAATATAAGGTAATAATATGTCTGCAAATATAGATGAAACTCAAGATTTAGCATTTGAAATGAGTGTTGACGATATCCTAAAGTCAGCTAGTGACAAAAAAACTTCTGATAATACGACATCAGGAATTGGGGGAAATGATTCAAGTTCTTTCGATCCTTATGATATCAGTGCCCCCTATGGCAATGGAGTAGTAGAAGGAAGTGGTAGCGAAGAAAGTACTAATGGAGCTATCTACGACGCTCTTGATACCATTAAAGAAGAGGGAATTTCTTCAACGAATACTTCAGAAGAACAAGAAGAACAAGATTTTGATACTGTTCCTAGAAAAGGAAAAAGAGAAAGAGAAGCTGAAAGAGAAATATGGGAGCAAGCTCAAATGCAAAGAGCACAGTATGAAAATGCTGCGCATCAATTGTCATTAGAAAATGCATATCTGAAAGAAGAAATTAATAAAAACAAAGTATCTAGTTATGACCATACTTTGAATGAGATTAATAATAAGATTTCTCAGACTGAAAACCTAATAGAAGAAGCTATCGAATCTGGTGATTCTAGAGCACAAGCCAGATATTATAAGGAAATGGGAACTTTAGCATCATATCAAGCAGATATGACATTGAATAAAGAGAAATATATTGTACCTGATCAAGCTTATTATCCAGATTCTTCATATGCAACCCAAGCTCCAGCCCCTGCATCATATCAAATGCCGCCGCCGCAAGAAACGCTTCCACCTGCAACTCCTGAGTTTAGAGAATTCTTAGAAAGAAATCCTTATTTAAACCCAAGTAATCCTCGTTTTAAGTCAAACTTGATGCCTATCGCAGAAGAAGCCTACAACAAAATTGAATTAGGATATGAAATAAACGGAAATCATAATCTAATAGGCAGTCGGGACCATATGAATTTAGTAGAACAAGAGATCAAAAACCAATTAGGTTTTGCGGGCGGTTCAAAAAATAATTCAACTAGAGGGTTTGGGACACGTCCTGCAGGTCTTCCTGTACGAAGAGATAACGCACCCACAAATAGTGTTTATTTAAATCAAGCTGATAGAGAATGGGCGGCTAACGGTGGTGTTAGTGGGAAAGATAAGAATGAGCGAATAAGAAACCTAAAAAATATTAGAAAAGTAAAAGCTAAGCTTGCAGGTCAAAATATGAAAATTATGGAAGAAATTAGATAATGAAAAAATCAGACAATCAATCTAAAATAGCAGCAGAATTAGAAGAAATTATGGATCTAGAGAGTGGTGTCTCTAGATCTAGGGCAGACGATGGAAGAGCCTTTGAAGAACGTGATGTACATGAAGAAGACAGCGCCGCCTATCTTCACCAAGGGATGCTATATGTTGACCCGAAACTATTGCGGGAAGATGAAGCCTATGCTTTCGTTCCTGTTTCTGTACGTGGAGAACCTAACTCTGAAAGAGAGCATGCCGCTATTCGTGAAGGATATAAACCTAAAGATATTAGTGGAATGCCAACTTTAATGAGGTTTACTCAAGGATTACGTGGAACACGTAACAGAGAAAAAGAGTTTAACTATTATGATGTAGGGGGACAATTATTCTGTTTCCGCCCGAAAGAGATGGATAAAAAGATTAGGGGGCAGTACCAAACTTCTAAAACATCTGCAAAAGCAATTGATAACTGGACAAGTCAATCTGGGACTCATTCAATTAACTTTGATCGTCAAAGAACTGGGGTTACAAGAGGCTAAAACGCTGATTGGATAAAAAAAGGGGAAGAGGTATAAAACTCTTCCCTTATTTTTTTCTAAGGTTACTTAGAATCTTTACCCAACATCATCTTCATACGGTTCTTTTGATCCGCAGTGTCTAGTTTTCCTGCTGAAATTTTTGATACATCAATAGGTGTTGATTTTCCACCAGGGATTTCTCCACCGACTGCTCTTTTGCAACGAGTTGATGCAGAATCAGTTCCATAAAAAGCTCCACGAGATCCATTAGTTTGCTTGGTTTCGCCAAGAAGGATACGTACAGGATTAAGATGGGCAGTTTCTTTGACCAATTCGCCAAAACTTTTAGTACAATTATACATAGATTCAGGGGCGGCAATCTTGCCACGAGTATTTTTCATAAAAGGCTCCGTTATATTAATTAGCTAATTAAGGTTAGTCCGGTAATTCTTATATATATATTAGTCCTATTCTTGGGGGTCTACAAGACCATTATTCGGTACCTGTTCTATAATCTCTGTATTATTCATAGGGTTATTATAATATTCTTCTTCAGTCATAGGAGGTTGCTCCATTGGTTCTTCTGAAGGAATAGAAGGAATCTCTTCCGGCATATTCATAGTTGGATCTACAGGAGGTATTTCTGGTTCAAAAGAGCTATCTACAGGATGAACTTCTGGTTCAGGTGGAACCGGTAAAGGTTCAAGTCCTGTTTTGGATTCAATTTCATGCATCTTAATAATATAATTTAATTGAGCCTTATAAACTTCTAATTCTTCTTTATTATTATCAATAGATGCTTGTTGCCTATGCTCCATTAATGTAACCGCATTATTAAACTGATCTAATTGTGTTTTGTGTTGAAGTTTTAACCCTTCCATCTCAATTTTCAACTGCGCCTGTGAGTTTTTAGACTCAATATCCATTTGCATCAGCTTCATGGCTTGTTCGTTTTCTGCTTGTTCTGGTGGTTGAGCTGCAGCCATTTGTTGCTGCATTTCTTGTAACAATTCTTGTGAGGCTGTCGCGGCGGCCACAGCAAGTTGGTTCTGTTGTTGACCATCTAATTGTTGTGGATCTTCTGGCATTTCAAAGCCTAGTTTCTGTTGCATTTGAACCATATACATAAGGGCCGTATGCTCTGCTACATGCGCTTGAATGATTTGAGCTACAGAAGGGTCAATAGAAGGATCTTGGAGCAAGGTCGTATGCGTTACTATATGTGCTTGATGATCTTGCCAAACACCTGCGCTTGCTGCTCCACCTGTCATCATAGAGGCATTTTCTGTCACAGGATCTAGAGGTTGCGTCTCCTCTTGTTTAGGCATGATGTTATTAATTTCTTCAGGTGTCAGATCTAGAGTTTCATAGACATGGTATAGCACGTCATACATGTTATGCAGATCGGGTGCCTGTTGGGCATATTTCAAAATAGTATCGGCTACAATTCTTTTTTGAAGTTTGTTTGTAAAGCTTGGGTCCGCAATAGGAATAACTTTAATGGCTTTCTGGAAATCTTGACGTGAAATAGTATATAACTTACCCGACCACATGAATTCTTGAGGTGCTTCTGGAAAATAAGTTGAATATATACGTTGCATAATATCAAAGATATTTTGAAGGCCTTTATAGATATTACCCAAGATATAAGACTGAAGAACCCCTGCTTGCTCTGCTTGTTCCAAGTAAGGAGCAACTGCAGTATTGGGTGCCAAAGGTTCAGAAAAAGAAGAAGAAATAGCAGCTGTGGCTTCAATTTTAGACTGTGCAAGACTCAACATCTCCATCGTAGTTGGTGATGGAGATGGGAATTGCATCATCTTAACAACATCTTGTATATTCCCCATACGTGTATTTAAAGGGGTAATAGCGCCTGGTTGGTAAGTGATGCTGTTATCACTATTGTTAATCTCCCCTTGGGAATAGAATCCAGCTCCGAAGGTACTCATAGTATTGGAGTTTATTATCTGGCGTAAGGAAGCTTTAGCAATTTCTGCATTGTTTCCTGCTAATTCTAATAGTCCCCAGCCTCTTTTTTCAATAGCAGTTCCATAAACGAATTCAGAATATCTATGTATCCTTGAATATGGGAATACATCTTTTTCCCAGTCTCTATATATCCCAACTATCTTTCTACTTTCGATATGAATGGCAACCCGATAAGGAAGCATTTCTTCATCATCATCAGTACTACTTTCTTTATCTCCTACAGATATAGGGCTTAGATCCGTTTGAACCTGCCAGAAAGAATATAATTTCTTTTCGTCAGATGAAATAGATGCTTCGATATTATTGATTTCTTGGGCACGAACAAGATACGGTTCATCATTATCCTTATCAGAATTAGCAATAAGTTGCATTCCAGAGAATTCGCCGGCATCCCTCCTTATTTCCACTTCTTTTTCGGTCAGAACTGTTTTTACAGTTATACGGCTTGCCCCATAAATAGTACAAGTTTCCCCATCCAAAGCAATTCTATCTGGTTTAATGAATTTAGTGTAAGGGCGCCCAGATACTAGATCAACTTCAGTAACGGTATCAATTA